GCTCGCCGGTGCATAAGTGACAGCGAGGTAGTCGAAGGACTTCGCTTTGTTCGAGAGCGCGGGCTCGGCGAAGCGGAAGTCGAGGTGCGGCGTCTGGAAGGCCCCCCGATAGGCGACTCCCCCCTCAAGCCGGTCTGCATAGTCCATGAGGTGGATGTTGCCGTCCGCATCGCCGTACATGGGGCGCTGAATCTCATTGATGTCCTTGCGTAGGCCGAGGCATTGCGGCGAGCCCTTCTTCTGAAAGGAGATCCGCGCATTCTGCCTTCCCATGTCGACACAGATGAGCATGTCGTTCTCTGGCTGGTAGGTGCTCCGGTAGGTGAAGAAGGCTTGCTTCTTCTCGGGGTAGTACACGGAATGCTGCTCCGTGAGCCCTGCGCGCGAAGTGTGCTCGCGCACGTAGGTTTCGATTTCGGTGTTTTTGAAGACGTCCGATGCCGCGATGTCGCCAAGTGCGAGGACTGCCGCATAGCTGGTCACAGTGCCCGACGTATTCCCGGCCCACATATCGTTGATTACTTCGCAGATCGCATTCGGTGCGCTGAGGCCGAAATTATTCGCGAGCTTGCGCCAAACCCAATCGTCCGAATCGAGTGCCTGATCGTCGAGGTAGTATACGAAACCGCCGTCTTTGAATGCGAAAAGGCGTCCCTTGAATACAAAGCAGCCCTTAATGTCGCCGCCCTCCCCCGGATAGATGGGCTGCGCAAGGTAGTTTGTAACGAAGTTCTCATGGTCGCCCGTGTCGCTCGCATAGGCTTGTGTGCCTGTGAAAGCCCAGAGTCTGTTCTGGTGCACGAGGCCGACCTTCGGGTAGTTGCCGATCGTCCAGTCAACAGCCGGCTGCGTGAGCGCGCTGAAGCTCACACCATCGGCTTCGAGTACTTGCGGAAGCGCGGCCCCGAAGGACAGGAAGAAGAGCTTCTTGTCGCGTCCGCCCGTCTCGCGTCCGCCCTCAATGAACATTGAGTTAGGTGTGAGTGTGCCGAGTCCCGTTGCGATTGCGTCGTTGCCATAGAAACCGCCGCCAATCTCATCTCGGTATATGTTGCCGTCTGAGGTCGCAGCAATGAGGCGCTGCTTCGTCGAGTCGGGCCACCAGTCGAAAAGTGCGACGACACCTGCTGCGAAGGGCGTCGTATTGTAGAGACGTGTGCCGGGAGCTTTCTCGACCGATCCATTGAAAAATGTCACATTGTTCGCATCGATGAGTGAGCCGGGCGGAAGCTCGGTCGGACTCCTGTCAGTGAGGAGACCGTACTGACCAAGCGGTATCGTGATCGAACTGCCCGTGTAGGCCATTAGTTGTCATCGTCTGCGGTGTAACCGTAGCGCAGACGCTGCCTCCGATTGTAGCGCAAATCTTCGCGTGCGACGACTTCGCCGAAGTTGCGCCCCGCCTTGTAGAGTTCGGATCTGTTGTTCCGTTGCATGGCTTCGAGTTGCTTCGCTGCGAGCCCCTCGTAGCTGGCCGCTTTCCCGTCCATTTTGTCGAGTAGGACGAAGGAAGCTGCGCCATACTCAAGGACGTCCGCGTATTCGCGCGGAAGGAGGGGGCGGCTCGCAGCATTGTCCTGCAGATCGCGCGGAACTGGCACATACTCGATCTCGATCTTCGTGAGGTACTGTGCGTACTTGTTGAAGCGGACCCAGATGCGGCCGTCCTGATCCTCGTGGAGGCGGACGAATTTCGTCGGCAGTCCCATTCGCGTGTCCGTGAGCGGGTACTCCTGCGCCATCTTCGTCCCATCGACACAGTCGATTGTACTGTCCCAGGTGCGGAAGACGCGAAAGGGTTCGACGAGTCGTGCGACGCCTCCTAGGAGGTACGTTGCGACTTGTGAGGCTGCCGAGGACGTGTCGAGGTCATCAAAGCCGGAAGGCGGTAAGGCTGAACGTCCCTGATTCGTGCCCGTCGCGCCAAGGAAGCCAAACTGATTACCGCCTCCCGTCAGGTCGCTTGTGAAGGTGAGTTTTCGTGTGTCTGCGTTGTAGTTGCCTGTGTAGGTGCTTGCGCCCGCCGCATTGAGCTGCGTAACCCATTGCGCGGCGTATGCTGCCGGGGTGTAAGTGCCGTGTGTGAGGGTAGCGGTGAGTTGCACGGCGGTCGTCTCGAAGAAGTCGATCTTGTCGGTTCGGCTGTCGACATAGATGTAGTCGGGTGCGATCTCATAGTCGATTTTGAAGCAGTTGAAGTTGACTCCGCTGCCCGTGCCGCCGACGTAAGCCGAGTCGAATTGGAAGGCTGCCGCCGATGCCGTGTGCTGGGTGATGCGGTAAATTTCACGGTCGCCCGACACTGTGTAGGGGTTCGAGCGCACTTGGAAGTGCCAGCCTTCGAGTGAGTAGGCGGGCGGCGCACTGAGCGTGCCGGCGCTGCTCCCTTGCGTAAGCGTAAGGCTGCCGCTCGTGAATGGAGGCTGTAGTTCGAGGATGAGCGGGAGGCGGGCGCGCGCCCACGGCCATGTGTCGTCGATGTCGAGACCGAAGACGTTGCCGCCCTTGAGTACGATCTTGTGCACTTTGTCGAGGTATTCGAGGGCATCGGCTTCGCGGTCGGAGTTGCCATTCGTAGGTTCGCCTGCTCGCCTGAGTATGCTGTCGAGAACGTCTGCTGTTGTGCGCGAGCGGCTCATCTTAGTGTCCCATGCAATGAGGGGCTGCGGCCGCTTGTGCGCGCCGAGCGTTCTCTAATTGTCCGTTGCCCTTCATGGAAGCTCCTTAATGAAGACGCTTAGCAGTCATTGTGATTTGTGCGCCGAAAGCTCCGCTGCCTTGGATGTCGTTTGACGTTATCGCCACATTTACAATCGTAGACTCTTGAAACACCCGAAAGCCGTACTCGGTGCCGCCAGTGAGGCCGCTAAAAATACCACATGTGTGGATTGAATTTGAATTCGCCTCAGTCGCGTTCGCGGTGTAGGTAAATATCTTTCCGTTTCCTGTGGCGTCTATTGTTTGGCTGTTCGTTGCCGTCCTTACCCAGCCGAACGTATGTAGAATTGCATCCGACGAGGAAATATTCACTGCGTGGGCAAAGTCCGCGCAAACTTCGTAGGTACCCGTGGTAGGTGGGGTAAAGGCCACACCGAAAGACTCACTGGCGCCGCCTCCGCAAGTAGTGCCGCTTGCGGCTTGCGTACCGGAGCACATTACTTTTCCGGTAGCTGAGCCCGAAGCCATGACCAGGGTAATAGCTGAGCTTTCAATCCCATGCGGGGTAGTGTTAGTCGCAGAGTCAAGGGCGAATGTAGCCCCGTCAAGCGTCCCTTGAAAGAACCAAGGGTCCTCCCACGAAAGGAGCGCTGCCCCGTCCGTACGCAGCACGGCTCCGCTGGCACCATCCGCAGTAGGCAAAGTGTAGGAGGTTGAGCCCGCTGCCGCAGCTGGTGAAAGCCCCACGAATCCAGAAGTAGCACCAGATAGGCGCAAGGTACCCTTTACGTCGAGAGCCGAACCGGGGGAGGAAGTGTCGATACCTAAGCGATTGTTTGTGTCGTCCCAGAATAAGTTCGCATTGTCTTGAGCGAGCGTGGAGCCGTTTGAAAAGGCGACGGATCCTGTTGTGAATGCCGACGTGAGTCCGGTCCCGCCGTTTGCAACGGGGAGCGCCGTCCCACTGAGTGAAATTGCGAGAGTGCCGCTCGTCGTGATCGGACTGCCTGCAATACTGAGGAAGGCCGGTACGGAGGCTGCGACACTCGTTACGGTACCGGAGCCGCCCCCAGAGAGGGTCGTCCATGTCGTACCGTTGCAGCCCTCGAAAGTGCCCGCATTGTAGCGGAGTGAGCCTGCCGCAGCAGCATTGCAAGTTGTCGCCGTGTCGGAATTCTTAAAGCGTATGCCGCCCTTGCCTAGGATGATCGGGTAGGGACTTCCCCAAATGACGGCTGGCCCCGCCACTGCGGCCTGGCCGAGTAGCAGGAGCATCGCGAGTAGTGTGTTTTTCATATGTTTACCCCAGCAAGTTGATTACGAGTTCACCGGATGTGGCGTCCGCACTGACGGCTCGGATGCTCAGACGCATTCCCTGCGGCAGCAGGAGCGCGCGCGGGACTGCAAAGCCTCCGGGCGGTACCAGGCAAATGCGCGTCTCGGAACCCGCCGGACCTTGCCCGAGTTCCATGGTCTGCCCCGAACTGTCGAAGAGTTCGATCCAGCCGGTCGTCGCGTCGAGGGCTGCATCGAGTTCGGTCCAGGCGCCCGTCGTAACGGCTACCGTGTAGTCATATCGTATTGTTTCGAGGCAAGTTCCGGATTGCTGCATTTTAGCCTTTCGTGTGGCTTCCGCCCGTGCTTGCTGGCTTAGGTGCGGCTGCCTGTGCTTTCGCGATTGTGTGCTCCTGCTCCGCGCGAATTGCTGCGAGTTCCTTGCGTAGTGCTTCGGCTTCTGCTGTCGCACTGCTTAACTCGGCTGCGATCTTTTCGGCGCCCGTAGGCGGAGCCTTCCATTCGACATGCGCCACTCCACGCTCGACTTCGCCTGAGCCTTCTTTGGCCGGCTTAAGGCGACCTGCCGGAATGTTGTTCTCGTACCAGAGGTTGTAGCTGCCCACGGGGCGCTCGAAGTAGCGCACGCCATTGATGACGTGAAGACGGTACGGATTCGTAAGTGAGACCTTGCCGGTGCGCGGATCTGTCGTATGCGTGCGTAGGTCGAAAGTATCTGACATTTGGCTCTCCTTGTACGGGCGTTAAGGGAACGGAGCGGCTGTGTTACCAGCCACTCACCTTTGCATAGAGGGTAGCGGCTGCCGGCGCTGCGGCTCCGCCCAGTTCGACGAGCGGTCCGTCCGCAACTGCGTCGTTGTCGCCCTGGTAGATTCGAAGCTTCTCGTTCGCACTGTCGTACTTGTATACGAAGCCGTTTGCCGAAGCCGGATCGATCAGGATGAGGGATTCGAGGGAAGCCGGGCAGCCGAGATTCGCCTTTGTGAGGGGAACCCCGCCCGCCGGGTATGTCAGGACTCCGTCACCGAACGCAATCGAGAAGGTCGCTTCGTAGCGCGAATTGTGATTCGTCTGCTGCGTGCCTTCTTGTAGTGCGTAGGTTACGTTGCCCGCTGCAATTGCTGCCATGTGCGCCCCCTTATGCCGAGACGATCATGTCGGAGTTGTTTCCGGGAGCTTCATCGTCGAAGAAAGCTTCGATGAAGGGGAAACCCATTCCGGTCGGAGTTCCGACGCCAATTGTCCAGGTGACCTGGATCGAATCGCCCACGGCGAGATCGACTTCGATCTCCTTGTAGACGACTTTGCCGATCGCAGTGCCGCTCGGAATCGTGAGCGTCCCCATGGTCGTTTGACCGGACGAACTCAGCGGGGTCGGACGCTTCTTGAATACGACCGTAGGTGCGGTCGTCGTTCCGGAAGCTGCCTCACCGCTCAACATGAAACCCAGCCGTTTGACCGTGCAGGGTTTGATGCAGATGAATTCGCCAGCCGTGCCGGAGGCCGCGCCGATGTCGACCTCCTTGAGTACGCCAGCATCCGTCGTGGCGAAAGGGACGTTCGGAATGAAGAAGTCGTAGAGTCCACCTGATTGTGCGTATGCCATTGTCGTCTCCTTATTAAGCCGAAGTTACGTGAACGACGCGAGCTTCGCCAGCCGAGGCGGAGTCTCCCCAAATTTGCGAGTAGCCGTAGATGCCGTACCAGGCGACGCCCTTGCTGCGGCCATAGTCTTCCGACTCCTTGGCACGGAGTTCCGGTTCCATTACGACGCCCATTGCGACGGCATCGTCGCCGAAGAAGACTGCTTCTCCGAGCGCGCTGCCCGATCCCAGCGAAGCCGAGAAAGACGCAGTGTTGTTGCTCTCGACGAAGCGGATGCCTTCGAGCTTACCCAGCTCGGAGTTGAACTTCTTCTCGTTGTCGGTGTACTTGTGCCAGTCTTCCCACTTGGGGTCGCGCATGATTCCGCGCTTGCCCTTCGTACTGATCATGCTGGCGTAGTTGCCGTCAGCCATCATCGGGATGAAAAGGGTCGAGTACATGTAGTCGCGAATTTGCTCGACGTGATAGACGTTGAGGTTTGCGACTGCCGTGCTCGACGCTGTGCCGTCAGTGTCGAATGTGAGGGCGGCGACTCCGGTCGGGATCGCCTTGACTTGACCGGCTTTGAAGGCGGTCGCAGCGGCCGAGTCCATGCTCAGCTTGAGCTGGTCGCGGAGCTTCTTCTGGATCGCATTTTCGAGATCGAAGTAGCTGAGGTCGAGCGACAGGCTCGTGTAGGGAATCGCACGTCCGCGCTCGTACACAGTGACTTGCTGTGTACTGAGGACGATCGTGTCTTCCGAAATGCGGCTGCGTTCGTCGAGGATGTCGGAACTCGGCACCGCGACGTTACTCACGCGAGTGATCGTGACGCTTTCGCCCTTCTTCTTTCCGTATCCGGCTTCGGTATTCACGAATTGCATACAGATCGTTTGTGCGATTGCAGCCATCCGGATCTCACTTGAGAGATCGTGATTTTTGTAGACGCCGGAGGGGGCGTCGAGGACCCAACTGTGGGTTGCCATGCGTGTGCTCTCCTTGCTGTGTTTGCTTACCTTAAGTTACTACATGGCTGCGGGCCTCACCCCATGCGTGACTTCCTTAGGCTACGTATTTGATCGACCATTGACAAATTTTTCCGCTCAGCGGGCGCAGGTGTAACATTTGTTTGCGTTCCGGGGCTCGGACCGCCTCCTCCGTTCGGCAGCTTCCTCGTCGGTGCGCTCCGCGCAGCGTACTCCTGGAACTTCGCGCGCGTCTTCTGCGCGAGGAAGTCGAGTGCTGCGTCCTTGCCCTTCGTCCGGGCGAGAGCGCGCACTTCGTTCTCGATCTTTGCGAGCGTCGTGCGGGCATCCTCGTCGAAGCCTTCGAGGTCTGGATGCCGGGCGATGAATTCGGCCCATAGCTTCTGGTCGGCTGTCTGCTGTGTGACCGTGCCGAGCACTGAGGCGCGCACTTCCTGTTCGATCTCTGAGCGCAACTTCTGCAGTGTCGCCTTTGGGTTTGCGTAGAAGTCGGTTTCCCATTGATTGTCGTCGGGTTCCGGTGTGGCGGATGGCGGAGATGCGGCGGAGTTCGCCTGTGAGACGTCTGCGATGCCCGCGCGGTACGCTTCAGCTAGGTCGAGTTCGTGCTGTTTCGCCGCGAGTTGCGTCTGCGCGTAGGCGAAGGCTTCGCTCTGCGTTTTGAAAGTCTGATCGCCGATTCGGATCTCCTCTTCGGCCGGCGGCGCCACTGCCTCTGCTGTGACGGGTGCCGATCCCGGCGGAAGGACTTCTTCTGGCTGTGCTTCGGGCATGTTGTCTCCTTATCTTTCGCTCTGCGCGAGTTTTCGTTCGAGTTCTGCTATTAGGTCTTCGTAGGTTGCGAATTCGGCCACACTGTTCGTGAAGTCGCGCATGCCGCTTCGGTATTCGCCACGGAGCTTCGCAAGTACCTGCTCGCGCCGCCTGCGAAATAGTGGCAGTAGGGTAGGCGCGGCGATTGCGAGTATGCGCGTCTCGTCCGCTTCGGAGAGGAGGCCGAGGGGACCGCTCATTTGCGCTTCCCCTTGACCTTAGGTCGGATGCGCTCGGGCAGCTTCTTCCCTTTGCTCGCACTGTCGTACTCGTCGACGACATCTTGGCTGAGCTTTCCCTTCTTGAGAAGGGCGTGGAACTTGCGCCTTTGCGCCTCTGACTTGTACATTTTATTGTCCTCGACCGGCGAGCGCTGGGCTGCCCGGAAAGTTCGGCTGTTGGAAGATGTCCGCGAGGCTTCCCGCACCTGCTTGTGGCACCTGACTCATTTGATTGGGGGCTGCGCCCGGCGTCCCTCCTGCCTGTTCCATGGGTGCGCCCGCTGGCGCCGCCCCGAGCTGCTGCTCCGTTCGGTCGAGTTCGATCTTCTTTTTGTTGAGGTCGAGGGAGGTCATTACTTCGCCGAGTAGCTTTCCGAAGTCGTACTTTTTGATGAACTCCTCGGTGAGTATTTCACTGCCGCCGACTGTCTGCAGGAGCTGCATGTATTTGCGGAAGTCCTGTGCCTTGCCGAGCGTGAGCGTGATTCCGTAAACTTCGAACTTGACACCGTTGACGGTTGCGACGAAGACGTCCTGCGGTGGAATCTGCGAGAGCTGCTCGCCGCGCTCCGCTCCGAATAGCGAGAGGAAGACTTCGCGGTCGATGAGGTCCCAGTTCTGTGCGATCGTCTGCCAGGCGAGTTCGATCTCGGGCTGGATCATTTGGGCTTCGACGTTCTTTGCGATCCCCTGAAAGACACTTGTGATGGTGTTTGAGGCTTCGACGACTTCGGTCGCCTTGACCGCGCGAAAGGGCATGACGCCCTGTCGTAAGTCATTCGTCAGAGCCGACGCATTGAACTCCTGCGAAATGATGTTCATTACGTTGAGGGCTTGCGCCGGAATCTCGACCGCTGTGACGGGTTCGAGTACCTTGGCTCCCGGAGGCAGCGCTGCCGTAACTTGCAGGGTGTCGCCCGCCTTGATTCCGTCAGAGACTTGCTTCGGATCCGCGAGGCAGTCCGTCCGCAGCTGCTTAATCGCATGCACTTCCATCATGGCCGCATCTACGGTGAGGTTGAACATTTCGATTAGGGCGCGATTGTGTTTCGTGGCTGCGTCCATGAGGGCCGTGTGCCATACGGAGTTCGCGACCTCGACGAGAGGTGCCGCGTTGATCGGGGTCTTCTGGTGCCAGAGCGGATTCGGAGTCGGCTTCCGTATGACGTGCGTGTCGTTTGCGAGCGTTGTGACGCAATTCTCGCAGAGCGTCTCGCCGGTCTTCTGGTCGATGATTGTGCCCCAGAATTCGGTGATCTTGACTCGGGGGCGCATGCCCTCCGCGACTGGAAGGTTCTGCCCCTGCTCGCGCGCCTTCTTGTATTCCTGCGTGTCGGACGCCCCCGTCCAGGGTTGCAGCTTTGCCACGACGGACATGTCATAGATTGCGTCCTCGCCAGTCGCGAGTCTGCGCACTTCCGTGAGGTCGATATAGCTGTCTTCGATCCGGTAGAGGTCGGCTCCCGTGGGATCCGGGTAGTAATTCTCCTGCCGAATGATGTCGAGGGCGAGTTCCCAGGTCTTGCCCTCTGCCGTTTCAACGTACCGCTTGTAGGACTTTCCGCGTCCCTCGCTTCGCACTTTGTACTTTGGCTTGCTCTTCGCGCAGCCATGGATCTTCGTGACGCTGAGGCTGCCGAGGAGTGCCTGCTGTACGGAGTTTCCGACGTGACTGTAATAGCGCGCCTGCTTGAGCATGTAGTTTGTGAGGTGCTGGATCTCCTCGGGGCGAATCGTCATTGAGCTTCCGTCGCTGCCGTCGCGCGGAACGGCTCTCCACCATTCGCCGAGGTCGACGAGTGCTTGCTGGAAGAAGCTGCGAATTTGCTCGACTGCCATCTTCTGCTTGCTCAGCACTTCGGTGCTCTGCCCGTCGCGTTTGTGGCTGAAGTCGTGCCTGAGGTGATACATGTCGAAGTTGTCGCGGTTGAGTACCATGCGTGTGCGCTTCGCAGCGCTCGCCTCTTCGCGGCACCCTATGATGAATCGCTTTACGTAGTCTTCGTCGAGTCGTTGCTTGCTCATGTCGTGCGCTCCTTAGGCTGCTTGAGGAATCCGTAGTGTGGCGGAGGTATGTCGATTCGGTAGCTGGCGAGCTTCCCGCGTGCTCCCGCTGCGAGGTACTGAAGGGCATCGTGAGGGTGCGAGTAGCGGTCTTTGAGGGGGCGAAGCTTCGCGCTCTGCCGATCCGTCTCGCCGTCCGCGTAGCGGTAGCCCCCTGCGAATCCCTCGATGAGGGTCGCGGTGCGATTCGGGTCGAGTAGGAAGGCCGATCCGTCGCGAGTCTGCCTGAGCATGAAGTATTCGACGGACTGCCGCCTCGCCTCGAAGTCGATCGGACCCGGCTCCGTGCGTGCGAACCCGGCTTCCCGCAAGGCTGCCGCGCATGTGCGCTCGTCGACCTGACTGCGCTGGAAGCCCGCCGGGTCGATGAAGCTCAGGCAGCTCTCAGCGTTGTGTGTCCAGGCTGTGTAGTTTGTGCGGAGGTCCTGCCATACGTCGGCTCCGAAGCGAACGATGCCGACATTCGTCCCGACGTACTCCTTGAATATTGTGAGGCGGCCCTCGCAAAGCTGTCCGAGGATCGCCGCCGGCGTGAGTCCGAAGTCCCAGCCGAGCAGGAGCGGGATGCCGACCTTCGGTTCGAGGCCGTAGCCGCTGACGTGGATCGCCCTGTTGAAGTCGCCGTACACGGGGAGTCCTTCGAAGGTATGCCAGCTGCGTTCGTATTCCATTTCAAAGTCGCGCCTCGGCAGTGAACGGCGCACGCTCTCGACCCACTCGGGGCTGCGCTTCGCCGGATTCGCCCTGTAGTTGAGGTCGAATACGACAAAGCCGTTGCGCGGATTGCGCCACATTTCGACGCCTTCCATGGGATGCTTGACTGGCGCCGGCGGCACCTCAGCAAAGTTGAGATCGATGTCGTCGATGCGATCGAAGACGATTTTTTTGAAGAAGCCGGGGCTTCGGCTGCTGATGAGTGTCATGCGACCGCCCCCGTCGAGGGTCGGTTTGCTCGCTGAGTAGAACTTCTCGGCGTTGTCCCAGAAGGCTGCCTCGTCCCCGAGTATGCCTGAGAGTGTGAACTGGCGCAGCTGATCGGAGCCCATCGGAAAGCCCTGCAGCTTGCTCCCGGTCTCTTCGAATTCGAGGAGCGGCGGCTGCTTGCTCATGCGGCCATTTTTGATCTTCGGGAGGAGGGCGCGCGGAATCTTCTCGGTCGGAATGTGCTGGTAGATGAATTCGGCCCGCGCGATGAGATCGGCTGCGTCGTCCTCTTTCTTCGAGACGAGCCCGTTGAAGCGGCCCCGGTGGAAGAGCGTATCCCATAGGAAGAGCGCAATGCAGCACCAGCTCATTGTCATGCGACGCGACTTCGGAAGCGCAATGAAATTGTGCTTGTGCCAGAGCCTGACGAAGAATTCGAGGTAGGCGAGGTGCGACGGGAAGAGCTTGACGGGGTTCGCCCGGTCGACCTGATCGAGCGTGTAGACGCATTCCGAGAGGAAGGCCCACGGGTCGTTCCGGTATCGGACGAAGTTCGCGAGCTGTGCGCGTGCGGAGTCGGGCTCGGTCTGTGTGCGGAGGGCTTCCGTAATGTTACACCTGTTGCGCTATGTCATTGTTGTCGTACAGAACTCAGGGTGCGTCAGGTGCGTAAAGTTTGCAAGGCCGAATTGCCTGGCTGCGCCCGCGACCCTCTGAGAGGTCGCCCGCCCTGCCCTCTCAGATGTTGTCGTCGAGCCACTTTGCGTAGTCCGGGATTCGCGCCGGGTCGGCTTCGGTCGGCGGGAGGTCTGCCTTTGCCTCTGCCGAAAGGCCGGGAGGTGCGAGGCTCTCTTCGCTGACCCTCTGAGAGGGTGACCGTCCGCCGCCTGGCGAAACGTCGAGGGTCTCGCCGCGCTCCTGCATTTGGCCCAGGATGTCGAGGAATCGCGTGAGCGTGCCGCTCTCGACGTTGACTTTCTGTGCGGCCTTGCCGTCGATCTTTTCGATTACCCATTTCGCAGTGTCGGTCTTTGCGAGCTTGTCCTTGTAGCTGGTCGCCTCGTGCTTGAGGACGTCTTCGACCGCATACAGCGCCTCCGGAAGCAGGTCTTTGAAGGCTTGCGCAAGGTCGCCATCATAGAGGCGGTCACGGTAGAGGTCGATCTCCTGGCGGATCTTCGTGTTCGAGAGGAGGACCGAGACGCGCGGCTCTGAGTACCCCAGCAGCTCTGCGATCTCGCGATTCGTCTTACCGAGGGCGCAGTAGCGCGCGAGGAGTTTGTGTCGGGAGCGGAGCGGCTTGCCTTGCACGAGGAAGTGATCGCCCCAGCTTACATCGTCCGGTTTGTTCCACGTGGAAGGATCGCGCGCATCGAGGTGTCGGTGGGTTTGGGGTCCTGCGGCATGCGGCGCCCCGGGTTCCCTCACTTGGGAGGCAGGGAAGGTTCCGGCGTCCGCCTCGGTCACGGGAGCTTCGGGCGTCGGCGGGCATTCGGGCAACGGGTCCATACCGCATAGGATGCCGTAGGGCTGCCCCCGGGGCACGCCGCTTCGCGTCATACTTGAAATTCGGCCCGAAAATTACGGCCACAACCTCAAGCACAAGCTGAGCGAGATCAGCCCCCCTCGGGGTGGGGTGGGGGCGCGCTCTCCGGCCGGTGCGTGAGGCAGCCGCCAGGAGCAGGAGGCTGGCGCTGGCGCGCCGATCGCCGCTCGGTCGGACGCAGACGCCCCCAGCTGGCGCGCACGCAACGGCTGCCCTCCCGCTGCGCGTGGCGCGCCCCTCCCCTCCCTTACGCTGCGTCCGGGAAGCACCAGGCGGCCTTGGGCCAGCGTCCCGCACTCCATAGGTCCAATAGAACTATTGTTGTTTAGGCCAGAATGCGCACCGAGCAGCC